CTGGCCGAGCGACCAGAAGGCCATACCGCGCCAGGTCGCCGTGATCTGCTGCAACACCTTCCAGGCGTCGTCACGCGAGTTCAGGACACCGTTGAAGGTGTAGCGGCGCTCATAGAGGTCAGCGCCCGTGATCGGGTGCTTGAAGCCGGTCTTGACCTGCGCATCGCAATACTGGGCGATCGCATAGAGCGACCACTTGTCGATGATATTCGGATCGACGAACTCGCCGAGGCCATACCGATCGTTTGTGAGGATATCCCAGAACACCCAGGCCGGGTTGTTGGTCCAGGCCTGCTTGAAGACGCCGTTCCAGCCGCCCGAATAGGTGCCGTTGATCGGGTCGTAGTTGGAAGGGACCGAAACGATCAGACCGCGATAGCGATAGTTGCGCGCAGGAATGGACGAGCCCATGTCCTCGGCGTTGACTTCCATGGCAACGAGAGCTGTGTTCGGGTAGATGAACTTGCCTTCGACGACGACCGTGTAGCTTTCGAAGATCGTGGAGTTCGAGAGCTGGTCGCTGTCGCTGTCTGCGGTCTCGCGAACAACGCGGATATCCCACGGGCAGCCGCCCAATGGCAGCTCGACGCGGTGCGCACGCTGCACGGCAGACGTGGTCTTCTGATTGACAAGGTTCTCAGTGACCGATCGAGCCCAGTCGCCACCGTAAGGGCGAACGTCGATGCCGTAGCGAACCGAGGTGGTCGAGAGCTTGCCGGTCTTGCTATCCTGCTTGACCAGAGCCGGAAGCTGCATGATCACGCGGACGCTATCGGCGTTCTCTTCGTTGATGGTGCGAACGACCGGGCCGGTGTTGTATTTGACTTCCGTCGAGACATCGAAAGGCGTCTCAACCTGCGGCCAGCCGGTCAGGTGCGCCTGGTCGGGATAGCCGAGGCGCTGGTCGATGATGACGTTTTCGAAGTTGAGGGTGCCGTTCTCGTTCTTGACCGGCGTCTGCTCGAAATAGATGCCCGTGCCGTCGAGGCCACCGACGACGCCCTCGCACGGACCTTCGGAGATGATCTCGACCCAGCGGGCGCGCGCCTTCGAGCGCAGCGTGTCGCTTGCATTCGAACCACCGCTGCTCGAGCCTTTGCCCTTGCCACCGCTGCTGCCCTTTGAGCCGCGGATAAGCTCCATGTCCTGAATGGTCATCCCTTACTTCCCAAGCTGTTCGATATCGACGCCGATAGAGGCGACTACGCCTCCGGTGATCACCTCGCCGTAGACGAGAGGCAGCGCGCCTCCCTGGTCGTAGGTGTTGCCAGGTCCGGAGAGCAGGTAGCTGTCCTTCTTCTTGTCGTCCTTCTGGGTCGGCGAGAGCATCTGGCTGATGCCGCCCACGGCGAGCGCGACGCCCAAGAGCGCCATGTTTCCGTAGGTGAAGCTCGTGCCGAAGACGCCGCCCGCGATCGGAGCTGCCAGCGCGCCACCCGAAAACAGGAAGGCTGCGCCGATCAGCGCGACGCCGAGGACGGTCTTGAGCATGCCGCCTCGCTTGGAGCCGACGATGTATGGAGCAATGTGCAGCGGGGCCTTGCCGAGCCGGTAGGTCTGGCAGAGCTCGAGGTCGAGATCCCGTCCCTGGTCGATCTCCTTGCCGCGAACGACGTGGAATTCGCCATGACGCATTGCAGCTTCAAAGCCTGGGAAGTTGACGCAGAGCGCGCGGACGGCTTCGGCTGCCGTCTGGACGTCCATCTCGTGTTCGTCGCCGAAGCGCTGGCCGAGCTCGCCATGCAGGAAAATCTTACGCATTGGCTTTCCCCGTGTAGCGGATCCACATGTCAGCGTGGCGCGCCCAGGCGCCGGCAGGCTCACGACGGGAAAGACGTTTGGGGAAGTGCTGCGCGATCTGGTCCATGGTGAGAAGCACCCCACCGTGGTTGTAGACTTCGGACTCCCACTTCAGCAGGAACACGTCGCCCGGACGCACTTCATCACGGGAGACGACCGAGAAACCCTCCTCCTCGAGCCCGTCCATGTAGAGATCCTTACCGGTCGCCCACCAGGCCTGGTCACGCGGCTGTTCGGCGATCAGGTGCGGCTCGAGCGGCCAGATAATGTCCTGTGCTGCGCAGCCTTCCTTACCCAGGCGAAAGACGTCGCGGATGAGCGCGAAGCAGTCGGTCACGCCTGCCACGAACTCGCGGCCGAGCAGCGGCGGGATATTGGCGTCGTCGCCCCAAACGATGAGCTTGCCCATGCGATCTTCGTCGAGCGGAACGATCGCCCACGGAACATTGCCCTTCTTCTGCGAGACCATGTCGGTGTAGGTCGGGTGCAGCGGGCCGTTCGGATGGCTGTGAACGATCGCCTGGATCTTGCCGGTCAGGATCGCGTTCTTCTGGTCGGCCGGATGAATGACGAAGTCCTGCGTCGGATCTTCAGCGACGTTGCGGCAACGCATGTATTGGCCGCCGACGACGATGCCGCAGCTCTCGTTCGGATAGGATTCGCGCGCATGGCTCTGCGCGGCGCTGGTTATAGCGTCCGTGAAAATCATCCTCTTGCCCTTCCAACACCTGGGAAGCCACCGAACGGCAGCGGGTTATTCTTGCCGAAGCGCAGCTCGCAGCAGTTGATCGTGCGGGACGGTGCGTCCTTGTCGGCTGTGGTCGGATTGTCCTGCCGGTCGAAGTAGGCGTTGCCTGCGTAGGGGCAGATGGCGCGCGTGTAGTCGAACTGGCCGGTGTTCTTGTTGAAGGACCGGTAGCGCGACAGGCAGGTATTGCGGATCACCTGGCGACCAGGGATCATCTTGCCTTCTTGGTCGATGGCAGCGGAAAGCTCCCACTCGACGTAGACGTCGTTTTCGGACGACTTGCGATCGACCTTGAAGATGTCAGGTCCGAAGATTGCGGATGGATCGGGATCGTCGCCATCGTCGAGGTGCTGACGGAAGGTGCGGATGCGCCGGAGCTCGCAGCTCAAGAGATCGCCGAACGTGTTGATGGCCGACTGGATCAGACCATCGGCATTGCCAATGCGAATGACCGGCGTCGGTAGAGCACCCTGGCCGTTGACCTCAAAACCCTCGAACTCGACGTCGCATGGCTGATAGGTGATGCCATCGAACTTAACGCCGGTGCCATCGACACGCCCTTGGACGAAATAGAAGACGCCTCCTCCGGCCGATGTTGCATCGAGACGGTAGAGAGCGACCTTTTCGCCGGGTGTCAGGCTCTGGGCTGTTTCGTAGATTGTGGTCATGGGGCTCCTTGGAAAGAGCCACCATGATAAATCAATATTGACTTACTGCAAAGGCTAAATCGCGTTTGAGAACGACTGGTTGAAGGTCGCGGTGATCTTCCGGGTGCTGTCGGAATTAACCGTGTCGTCCCATTCTTCGCACGTCCACTTAACGGGAACGCTCTCGCGAGGTGGTGTATAGAAGAAATCGAGGTCGCCGCCCCTGTCATCGAGGAAGTCAGAGATTTCCCAGGCCTGGTCGTCGGTCAGAACGTCCCAGGAGAGCGTCAACGAGCGCCGACGGTGATTGATGCCGTCGCGCGTCGTCTGGGTGTATCCTTCGCCGAACTCGGCCTTCAAGAGCTTGTAGGCAGTCTTGCGGCCGAGGCCCGGCGTCGGGTCGAGGGGTGGTGTGAAGGTTGGAACAGTCATTATCGTCTACCGGCTCCTGACAGAATGTTTCCTGGCTTCATTTGGCGTTGCAGTTCCGAGACGACCGTTGCGCGCATCGTGGACTCCATCTGAGCGGAGACCTGCTTTGCGAGATCGGCGTTCTGGTCCTTCGAGCCGCCCGAGGCGTTGACCGTGACCGGCGCGTTGATCGTGACAGCGTTCGACGTGTTGCTCGACGCCATCTTCGTGCCCATGGCAGCCATTTGCTCCTTGGTGAAGATGCCTTCGTCATCCTTGGCGATGATCGGGATCTCACCAGGCATCAGACGGCGTCCACCGATCGCGTTTGCGCCGGAGTGATACTTCGGTGCGGTCCTGAACATCGCGGGATCGACCATGCGCGTCATCGGAGCAGCAGCGCCGGCGAGACCACCCGAGTGGAACAGACCGACGATCGAGCCGCTTGCGGCAGCCGCTGCCTGTCCACCGCCCTTGCTCGCCTTCGACAGAATACCACCGCCCGCACCAGACGTGCCGGCGCCGCCCTTGTTGCCCATAAAGCCCGACATGACCTTCTTCAGCGACATGTTGATGATGTCGCGTGCGATGCCCTGCAAAGCCTGCTTCAGGTCGCCGGTGCCCATGATGAGGCCGGTCAGACCGTCAGCGAGCGAGTCCATCCACTGGGCAGAGGCCCTGGTCAGGTTGCCCTGCAGATCGCCCCACTGCTTCATGAGGTTGCTCATCGGATCTTGAGCGGCGTATTTCTGACGGATCGCGGCCTTTTCGGCTTCGAACTGATTGGTCGCATCGACGTCGAGCGTGCCCTGCTGACGATAGTAGGCCATCTTCTGGTCGACTTCGTCGAGTTCCTGCTGCATCGCGGACTTGCGCGCCTGAGCTTCGGTCTGAAGGCCCTGGTTGAGCGTGCGGGTCTTGTCATTCGAAGCCGCAACATCAGCGAGCAACTCGGACTGACCGAACATTGCCAGCGACTGCTTCTTCTTGTCGAGCGCCTTTGCGTATTCGTCGCTGTCCTTGCCGTAGACGGTCGCGGTATCGGTGACATACTTGTCGAGCTCGGTGCGCAGCGACACCAGGCCGGACGAGTCGAGCTTGACGTTGGGGTTCTTCGCCTTTGCCTTCAGATCGTTGATCTGCTTTTCAAGGTTCACCCGTTGTTCGCTGAGCTTGACGTCCTGGCTGGTGATGTTGTTCGACGCGGTCTGACGATCGCCACGGTCCTTCTCGGCCTTGTCGAGATCCTTTGCGAGCTGCAGGCGCTCCTTGTTGGCGTCCGAATTCATGTCCTTGTCGCCGAACTCGCCCTTGGCAATCAGCTTGGAGACAGCGCGGTAGTTCTTGTCGAAGCCGTCGAGGCTTTCCTTTGCCTCATCGATCTTGCGTTTCAGTTCGATTTTGGCATCGTCGCCCTTCTGCTTCTTCTCCTCGGCCGTCAGATCGGCGTCGGACTTCGCCAGACCGTCGAGCGAGACCTTGGCTTCGGCAGAAACAGCGGCCATCTTTTCGAGATAGGCGTTGGTTTCGGCATAGGTCGCGTTAGTATCCTTGGCAGCATCAGCCGAGCCACCGAAGGGGTTGTCGAGATCGGTCTTGATGTTCGGGTTGTAGGCAGGCAGCGCCAGGCCGGCAGCCTTCTCCCTCGTCGGGCCATTGGCGCCGGTGCGAATTGCATTGGTCAGCACCGAGTCCGGAACGTTCTTCAGCGACGTCCACTCGTTGCGCATGCCGGCAAGACCCTGGCCGGAGCCAAGACGACGGTTGACGAGCTGCATCGCCATACGGTCCTGCATGGCAGGATCATACATCTCGTTGCCCGAGAGGTTCATTTCCTTCATCAGGCTGTCGAGGGTCGTGCCGACGATTTGATACTTGCCGAGCGCAGACGATCCCTTGCCGTCGCCATACTGGGCGCGGTTGCCAGGGTTCATCAGCATCTGGCGCTGAAGTTCGCGCACCTGGTTGAGCGACATGCCCGTGAGGTTCTGCGAGCCGTTCGTCCACTTGCCGTTGTCGAGCGTGGCATTGTAGTCGCCACCCGACTCGCCGCCTGCGATGAGATCGAGGAGCGTGCCAGAGGTGCCGGTGAGCTTGAAGCCGTTGCCACCCATCATCGGGCTGCCGGCAAGACCCTTGGACATGCCGGAGAAGTCGATACCGTTTACACCGTTGCCAATGCCGGTGATGATACCGAGCGTCTTCGAGAGAACGTCGTTGAGGGTGACGATCTT